GTTTCACGGGCCAATGGAGTCATCTTCTAATGGTGATTTCGCAGGCTCTTATAGGATGATAGATAAAATATTAAGAGCAAGAATTAATCCAATGAAGAGATTTCATCCAGATTTTATATTATCAGAACATGAAGTTGCTAGGCTGGCGAGAGAAATTGACCAATATGAAGCAAGGTTAAGAAAGAAAGGATTTGTTAATCCATTTGAAAATATTATTGGAGTACCTCAAGATATAGTTTCAAGAGACCCACTAGCTCTTGAGTTCTATGAAAATATAGATAGAGCTGTTGCGTATGAGAGAAATCAAATAGCAAAAGTTAAAAATAGGGGTAGGGTTGTTGCTTCTGCTTTAATGGGTGCTTATAAGGACATAGCTAAGGCTGGTATATTTGGCAGTAACATGATAAAGGTTTCCAGTGATATAGCAAGGCTAGAACAAGATATGGCTACAGCTCCCACGGAGGGCAAAAGAGCTTCTTTGGAGGCTAAGATGAAGCAATTAATGGAATCAGATGACGGTCTTATTATTAGTCAATTTAGAGATTTAATACAAACCTCTAGCTCTGATGGTTCGTTTACAAAGAAAGCTGCTAATTATCATAATGGAGTTGTAAAAGCCGCTAAAGTTGCTAAAGAATATTTTAAAGAGATGGGACAAGTTCTTGATAACAGTTTAGATACATTGATAGATAATATCTTACTTTCAAATGGAGTTTCCAGTAGAAAGGATGTATCTTATACGGTAAATAAGAGACTGAAGAATCAGGTTGAGAAAATACAGTACGCTCAGAAGGCAATACGAGATAATGATGCATATTACCCACAATATATAATAGAAGATTTAGCCTCACTAAGAAAAAAGGTTGATTCTATATATGCAAGAAATATAACTGAGTATGATGCGAAGAAATCTAGAATTGGTGAAAAGGAAATAAATGATTTATTGCCGCTCATTGAAGACTTTGGTCAACATAAGCATTCTAAAAAAAGATTAGAAAATATAGATTTATATTATCAGCAAGACCCTTTGGCAGTGATGAGAACTTATGGATTTGATGTTATTACATTTAATAAACAACAAAGACTTAAATCAAGTTATACAAAATTTTTAAGAAAACTTCCAAAAAATAAAAAAATAACTGGTGATTATACTCAGAGTATGTCTGATTATTTAGAAGATATTTACACTGTGTCTACAAGAGGATATGCAGATAGACCTAAATGGATAAACGATTTAACATATACTATAGGGGCGACAACAGCTATTAGGACTATGGGTTTAGGGTTTACTGGTTCTGTTAGAAACTTGGCATCTGCTGGGTTCTATTATTCTTATTATGGGCATAAGGCAATGAAAAGTGCGAAGGAATCACTGCAAAGCAAAGAACTATCAGATATGGTAGATAGCGCTGAAAAGGAAACTGGTTTCGCCTTTAACGAGGCTGAGGGAGCTAGGGAATTAATCACTCAAGGTTTATTGCCATCAGAGGGTATAAAGGTTCAAGATATTAAATTTAATGAAGCTACTGGCTCTTTTGAATATAAAGATGGGTCTGGGATTGGCAAGGTTTTAAAGCAGGGAATGAATTGGACTGTTGACAAGTCTCTAGTATTTCATAGAATTACTGAAAATATGCAAAGAAGATATATGTTCAGAAGGTCTATGGCTCTCTATTACGATACTATGATTAATAATGGTAACTATATGAAGGGTCTTGAAAGACAATTTGGTTCTAATAGAGCACCTAAGATAATTGAACAAGACGCTAAGAATTTTGCTCTTAAAGCAGTTAATAGTTGGGCTTATGAATATGCTCCACATGCTAAATCAAAATTTATTAGAGGAGTCCCTGGAGAATTAGATTCAGCTGGTAATCCAATATATTCTGGAAAAGTTGCAGCTGGTGCTGTATCTTCTTGGTTTAATATGTTAATGCATTACCCTCATTCATTAATATCTACACAAGCTAAAATGATAAGGGGTGCGAAAGAATCTGTTATGGTTGGGGATTGGACATCTCCTGAGATGATGTATCACTATAGATATGGTGCTATATATGCTATGGTTGGATTGTTAAGTGGAATATTTAATGTTAATGCATATAATATTTATGAAAATGATACCATTGAAAAAATAAAAGGGTTGCATGAAACTATAGTTGATAGAGATGACACTGATAAAATAACAAGAGGAATTGTAGGTGAGTTCCTCGGGCCATTACCTGATGATATTAGATATGCTTTTGAAGCTTCAGGATTATTAAATGGAACAAAATCAGACTTATATAAAATAAGCTTTGGTAACCTTGATTATTCTAGAATGACTAAAGACAAGGAAGCAGAATCTAGGTGGTATAAGATTAATACAATGGCAGGTCAATTACAGTCTAAGATAATACCATCTATAGTAGAGGGAAGAGGATATGATATGATAAGACATCTATTTAAAGCATATCCTTCTGAAACTACTAAAGAAGTCAATAAGGGATTAAGGTCGATGATTGGTGTTCCAACTAAAGGAAATAAAATGTACGACCCAAGAGCTGATAATAAGACTAAGATGAAGAATCTATCTAATATTATACAAAAGCAGAAGTCTCGAACTGACTATGAAAATTTAATAGAATATTAAGGGCAATACCCCGATTTACCTTCATCGGTTAAGGTTCGCGAGCCAAAATATCGCCCTCGTTGTTGAATGGAGATAATCATTCAAATTTAAATGTTTTTGACACTCCTACATCAAGACAAATACTAAAAAATGTTATACTTATCCTTATTGACCTAGGTGTAGCTGCGAATGATAATACAAATGGGAAAAATCCTATTGAAAATATATTGTTTGTAAGATGAATCCCTGCGTATTTATTCCCTAATTTAAAGTTTTTCATAGCCAAAGCCCTTTCTTTTGTAATATTTAGCAATTAAAATAGCATCTGCAGTTGCAAATGTAACGTTGAACGTACTTTTAGAATTATTAACATATCTTTGAGCGAATGTTTTTAATTTGTTTTTTCTTTCTTTGCCTTGAACTGTTAATTTATATTCTTTTTGCCATTCTTTAGGACTAATCTTTATCCACTTTATATTTAGTGTTGATAGGATACCCTCCCAAACACCTAAATTTCTACCAAAAGTAAAAGTTCCCTTAGCTGACGAACCTCTCAATGCATGAACATCTTCTATCATCCAACATTCTTTAAATCCTTCTACATGACAATGATTTTTAATAGACAGTAATATTTTAGGAAGTTTGTATAGTTTAGCTGGGAATCTATAAGCATCAATAGTTCTATCTGGCCACACAACTGATATACCACCGTTATAACCAGGGTCTATTCCTATGTATGCTATATCAGTTCGCCGTGGAATAGGTCTACAATCCTTTCTACAGCTGGGTGATGAGGTATTGATTCAACTTTAGACACTCTATGCTTACATCCTTTCGAGAATACTTCATGAGGTATACTTTTGGGTCTTGCAAACCACAAACAGTCACCGCGCTGTTGATAGCTACAACCTCGGCAACTGATGTGTTTGCTTATTATCACTTTTTAGATTCAAGTAAAGCTTTCGATTCTGTATTATAGAATCTACACTTATTCCCATTAAAACCTAAAGTGCTTTCTCCAGTTAATCCATATCTAGATTTAGCAGCTATTACGCTAATAGAATATGGACTAAATTTTTCATCATCATACTGGTAGGGATAGTATACGAACAGCGCGGATTCAGCACACTGTTCTATAACTCCACTTTCAGCAAAATCACTAAGCTTAGGTTTTGGGTCGAATCTTCTTTCTATCTCTCTGTTTAACTGACTTACTAGGATAGCAGAACAGTTTTCTTTTTTACAAATCCATTTATAATCATTCATAATCTTTTCCAACTGGAATCTTCGTTCTAAAGAAGCACTCCCAACTGAAATCAATTGAATGTAATCATCTATAATCACATCTGGTTTAAACTTAGTAATCTCACCGAGGGATTCTTCCAATGAGCGTATATCTTCATACATTACTAAATTGGCATACTTATCACTCACAGTGGATGAAACTCCGTTTAACAATTTTTCTTCAACTTTTTTAGGAATCACATTTTTTCTTACATCGTCATATGTTATATCTTTAGATTCCATCACTATTACTTTTCTCATCATTTCAGTATTACTCATTTCACGATTGAATAGCAATACTCGCTTACCATCTTCAACTAATTTTCTAATAAGGTTAACTACAAGAGTAGTTTTGCCATGTCCTGGTCTGCCGCCTAGTACGGTTATTTCACCTCGCGTCATTCCGCCTGAAAATTCATCTAATGGTTTAAAATTAAAGGGTATCATAGCGTTTCCTTTGATAATCTTATCTACTGTCTCTTTAATTATCGTACCTATATCCCCATTCCTGGAAGGCAGGAGAGCCCTTAAGTCATCTACATACCTGCCATGTTCTTCTAAGATAACACGAGTAGTGTCTATATTAGAGAAACTTGCGTTATATAGTTTGTAAGCGGTCTTTCCAACTTGTCGTTGAACGAATTTTTCCCAAACCATCTTAGCATGCTGTTTTGCCATCGCAGCCCCGACAACCTTTTCAGGTAGCCCAGTCATCCAATATGCAGTAACGGCATTATTCTTCTTTTTGGTTTCGTTTAACAGTGTCAGAGGTTCTATTACTTGTTCAGCTCTTCTAAGTCTTCCCATAGCTCTCCAAGTATGTTTAGTCAAATGGTCATAGAAAGCTTCATCATCTTGTATGATTGCTGAAACTGCATCATATGTATCCCATCCTCCTAATAGTATAGCACCAAGTACACATTCTTCTGCTTCCATATCGTTTGGGGGAAGTTTGATATCTGTTTTCATATTATCCTCCATCGAATAAGGTTTCTTGATAAGCTACTTTGTCATAATTAGTAATAACTAATTCGTTTTTGTATTCTCTTTTTTGCGTTTGACCAGCGTATTTAACTGGAATAGCCTCTATTACATAATCTTTATAAAGTTCATGGACTTCAGGTTTATCATCATAGCTTACCATAAAATTACCACCACTATCATCTATAACTTTACAAATGTTGCGCAAGTCAATATGGTCTTGTTCGCCAAGAGAGTGTATGTAGTAATCATTTCTAGTTCCTGCCACAATATATGGTGGGTCTAAGTACCAAAAATCTCCTTTATTAGGAGGATACCTATCCACCAATGTTCTGAAATCTAAATTTTCAATTAAAACATCATTAAGATATTTTCTTGAATACTTTAAATCTTTAATTAAGTTATCAGTATTCCAGTCAGCTGAGTTTTTACTAAATGTCCCTTGAGGATTATTATTAAATGAACAACGAATTAAATAGTAATATCTAGCTGCTCTTTTAGCGTCTGGTATGACTTCAACTTTTGTGCTTTTAATGTACTCTTTAAGTATTTCATGTAAACTCCTGCTCTTAACATACCAGCTTATATGATGAACAAACTCATCAAATTTTTCAGCTAAAACAGTGTATAAGTTTACTACATTTTTATCTAAATCGTTAACTACATTCCACCCTACTTTCTTTTTCCTAAAGAACATTGAGAGACCCCCAGCAAACATTTCTATGTATTTATCGTGAGCTGGAATCATAGGAACTAGCTTTTGACTTAGATAATATTTTCCACCATAATAAGGTATTATTACAGGACAATCTATGTTCATTATTGCTCCTCTGGTTTCTTTTGACCCCACCACCAGCCGTTACCGTTCTCTTGAAAAAGTTTAGACCTTGCTTTTAAATATTCAGGGTCATCAACGTCTCCTTTGAACGGCCAACTGGTTTTATTTTTCCAATCGTAAACAGAACTAAGGTACTTTTTTGGTTTATGCTCTCGCTTCTTCATTTGTCCATCTAGTAATGGTTGGAAATATTTGAGATTCAAATTGATGAGTAGAGTTATAAGCTCTATTCATGTGATGAGTATTAACCCATGTAGCAGCATTGATTAAATCCCAATAATTATCTGGATTATGGGACATTAAATACTGAATAAATGGCTCCATTACGTTAGTAGGAATCATTTCTATGAGTTTTTGTACGTGGTCTTTATTCACTTTTGTGTCAAGCATTAATGCAAAATCATCTTTGAATACACTTGCAGTTGTTTCAATAGTTTCTGTAATTAATTCAGGTAGCTCTGATATTCTAGGGTTATATATTGAGTGCTTATTTGACTTTTTAGACAAGACAACACCAATAACCATCCCATTGGAACATACTAAACGATATGCTCCTGCTTGAATACCTATCTCCCATGAGCCATCATAACTGTTTTTTAACATTATTTCAGGATTTACTATATCATCCTTTGAAACTTTTACTTTAACATTTGGTATTACATATCTCATAATAGAACGCTTACCGTCAGCTAACACTTTTACTTCCCTCTCTACTGCTCCTACTTTTCTTAATGTGTCAATAGACGCATCATACAACTGTTGATTGGTTACTAATTGATATTCGTTAGTCATACAACTAAGAATTTCACCAGTATCTTCTCTCATAATGAATTTATATCCTGTGCTATCTATTTCTTTTCCATCTTCAGGGATACCAACAGCTGGTACTTCTGTTACTGGAAACAATGCTT